GCGGAAGGGCCAGCGTTCGAAGTGTCGTTGTAACTGCCACCCACGAGCGGCAAGCGTTCACCTTCGTTGTTGATCCAGAATCCGCCGGTGTGAGTTACGCCCGTAACCGGTGCAAGGAATAATTCCTTTAAGATCTCCGGAATAGTTGTGACGCCCGTTCCGGCCGCAATATTTCCGAAGTTTGGTGAATAAGTTGATCCAGCGGCGCCAGTATCTGTTGCAATTTTGAAATCCTTTGTATATTTCAAAGTTCCGGCTGTTCCAGGTTCAACAAGTGATCCGTCCGGCTTGATAGCCTTCCAGAATGTGGACGCGTCGGCGTGTGATACCTGTTTCGCGGCAAGGTTGCCGGCGAAGATCTGAATTTCGCCGTTCTTAACACGCATACCAGAACACCACTTCCAGCAATTTCCAACCCAGTCCGCGATTCCCTGGCGTGTTCCGTCGTGGAACCATGTCGCCGGGCCTGATCCGGTCGCTGTTCTGGTTGTTCTTGTGCCGCCGGAACCGTCGCTTTCTGTTGCGGTTGTTTCGCCGGTTTCGTATGTATAGGCGTGATTCTTGCCATACTGTGTATTTCCACGCGGAACAAATCCGGATTTATAGATCAAGTGGTTAATGACCGCGCGTTCCGGAATACTCATCAGGTGGAATCCAGTTCCCTTCGCATTACAAGCCTTGACAGAATCGTCAAAGTTGATTGAAGCGCGCGGATCTACGCCAGGCCATGAATAAGCACGTCCGTTTACGATTGTGTTTAAGAAATTCGAAATGAAGAATCGCTTGTATAACACGCCGTCAACATTGAACGCTTCGGCGACTTTTGAACTTCCGCCGGTAAAAAGCTGGGCGTTTGTGATCTGGTTAATAGGCTTCATAAAAGACGGAAGGTTCGCGTTATCCATGATAACAGTAGAACCGTAGCCAGTAAGGCCTTCCGTCGCGAATTTTAAGCTGTCAAACTGATAACTATTCATAAATTACACCTTCTTTCAGCGCGAAAAGCGTTAATGTCACGTTGTCGATAGAGAACGGAACGGCTTCGCGTTTGATAGTAGTTTTTGAAGAATAAGGTTCTTCTTCGTTGTAGTCCGGATTTTCGACTTCGGTTTCGGTGTACTGTCTGGCCGGAATATCCACCTGGGCCACGTAGTAAAGCCCCGATCCGGTTCCCAGCGCCCCGAATTCGTCCGAAGTAATGTCGATATGGACGTCGTAGTCTGCTTCGCGGCTTTTCAGGTTCAACATGATCTGATCGCCGATATTAAGCCAGTTTTTATTGACAGAATAGGAAATCTTCTGTCCTTCGTTAGCTTCAACAATTTTAATCATCGAATACCTACCTCTCTTTTTACTTCGTTCATGCGCGCGTTGATTTCTTCGGCGTACTCACGGTTTTCACGATCGGAATTTCTTTCGCAACCGCCGCCGAACTGGCTAAGAATAGCCGTTTCCTGGTGTCTTCTTTCGTCTGATTTAATAATCACATTTGCCATTAGTACAATCCGCCTTTCACATGAAATTTAATAGTTACATTTTTCGCGCTTCCAAGATAGGAAGCCTTGAAAGCGTTCAGGGCCTTTCCGTACACTTCGACGTGTTCGACCGGGCCGTCCGCTTCTACTATTTCCGCTTCGACCTGATATTCAGTGTTATTCACCATCTGTGGAAGTGGAATTGTCACTTCTGCATTTGTCGCCGGAAATTTAAGCGTATTCTTCAAAGTGGACGTGATAATCTGGCCGCGCAAGTCGTCAATGTAATTGTGCGCCAGGCGAACATTCATAGCCAGATAAGCGCCCAGAAGTGCGTTTTCCACGTTTCCGAAATCCATATTTCCGAAATTAGTCGAAGACTGCTGGGTTCCTTTCTGGCTGATTTCGCCAGGATCCGGCGCCCACTCTTTGATTCCATTTCCAAGATCTGTTACACGAACCCTTCTAGGGTGTTCAACAATTCGATCTTGCCAGAATACCGGTATATACATGTTCCTTCACTCCTTCCTATTTGCCCGAAGACTGGACAAGTTTAATCGTATAACGATAAAGGACGCCTTCTTCGAAATCCTCTTTGTTAAGATTTTCATTTCCGCCGGCGAAAATAAATCCGTTTCTGTGATAGAATCGAATTCCGGTAATCTGATTCGGGGCGGTATGGTCGAACATAACAAAAATAGCCGCGCGGCCGTCCGGTAACGTTTCGACCTTATAGATCGGAATTTTGTACCAGGTGGATCCGGAACGATATTCTGCATAAGCCACGGAATTTTTCAGGTATTCCTTGAAGTCTTCCAGGGCTTCGTTCGTTAATGGGATATAACTTCCTTCTGCCATGCTTCGAACTCCTTTCATTCTTCGGCGGCTTCTTTTGCCGCGTCAGTGTTATAATATAAGTCAAAATTTTCGCCTTCCGGTGATAAGGAAACGCCGCTTTCCACTTGTGCGAAGCTGATAGAAGTTTCCGGATAATCTCCGGATTCTGCTTCGCTGTCTGCCGGATAAACGATTGTAGATCCGTCAGAATCGCCTTGAACGTCAATTTGAACTTCTGTAAATTGTGCGCCGATTGAAATATCCGGCGCGGTTCCTGATTCCGCTTCGCTGTCTGTCGGATAAACGATTGTTGTATCGTCGGAAGCGGTCTGAATGTCGATCTGGTTTTCAGATAATGCGGCACCGACCGAAATATCCGGTGTTGTTCCGGTTTCTGTATAGATTACAGATCCGGCGGAATCACCATTCGGAACAATGTCGATCTGTACTTCTGTAAATTCTGCGCCGATTTCAGTATTCGGATATGTTCCACATTCCATTTCGCCGCAAAATGTATAAAAGAAGCTCTGATAATCAGATTTTGGATATAGAAAAAGCGTGGTTCCGTTCTGAAATACCAGGTAATCAAAACGTGACCGCGCATTTTTAACAGTGTTTAAGTATCTTAAAAATTCCGTGATCGAAGTCTGTGAAACATTTGTTCCGACCGCGATCCGGAAATGGAAGGCTTCGCCGGCGTATGTGTACCATTCTTCGACCGAAGAATTATCGTTCTGGAAGACAATATCAATCATTTCTTCCATTGCCTGGCGTGTGCCTAGTTTCATATACCAGTAAATCGAATTTTGAATCAACTGGCGTTTTATTGAAGGATCCAGTCCTGAATTGTAGAATAAAACTCTGCTTTCTACTGCCAGGACGTCCAGTTTGTCGTCTGGTACATTTTCCAGGCTGGCCCATATTAACACGCGCTTTTTCGCTTCCAGGATCCTTTTTTTCTCCTGGTCGAACGCATACGCGGCCGCGCAACGACTAGCTGTTTTCATTTCGGACGGGAACGCGTCTTCCGTCCGGTAATCTGCAAGCTTAATCATCTTCTACACCGCCATAAACAAATTCGATCGTATTATCAATAGCGACCGAGGTTTCCGGAATTCTCTGAAACACTGGGGAAGTAATAACGACGCGTTTTCCACCAGCGGCGCGGACGAATTCCGTTAATGCGTCCGGGTTAATATCCCGGCCGATCTTTGTCTTCTGCCAGTTCAAATATGTATCTTTCGCGGCTTCGACGTTTTCCTTGATAGAATCAAGATTGTTTATGTCGCTTCTGGCTATATAATAAGTCGCTTTCAAGTCGTATTTCACCACATCAGGCGCCGCCACCTTGTCATTATCCGTCAATGGAATGATCGGGTTTTCTTTCAGGAAAGCAAGAACGCCGTCGCAAAATGCTTTTGAAGGCAATCCGCCGCCGTTCAGAAGAATTCTAATATCGACGATAGCGTCTGTCGGTTCGTGGATCTTCACGTCTTCGATCGCCGCCGAATTGTACTGTTTTACCCAGTATTCGTATGCGTCGGAAGGGCCGGCTGTTGAATATGAAGACGGCGCCAGGTATATTCTTTCACGGAAACTTTCTTCGGTTTCTTCTCCGGCTCCGCCGTCTGTTTTGGTAATGTTCGAAACTGTCGCCACGTAAGGAACCGGATCAACGATAATTTCAAGCTGTCCCGGTGTGTAGTCGTTTCCGACCGTTCCGGCCGTCTGACAAGTACAGTCTATATCGACATAGGTTTCGCCGGCTGTAACTTCCGCGTAGTCGTCAGTTTCAAAATAAATCCCGTCGCCGGCTGTGATCCTGGTTCCGGCCGGAATATATACAACTTCCTTTCGGCTTTCTGAAAGCGTAAATCTGGCCGTCGTGACAGCCGCTTTCGGTTCCTGGACGAACGTTTTCTTGAACGCTCCCAGGTGCTTCAAATAGTCGCCTTTTGAGTATTTCAGAAGGTTCATTTTTGCCGAAAAATCTATCTGTTGATACATCTGGAAAAATTCAGCCGCGTAGACGGTTAATTCGATGTATTCTTTATCACCAGGACGAAGAACGACCTTCTTCCCGGTTTCTTCTTCGTATCTTGCTTCGTAATCAGAAACAAGTCTTTGAAGAACTGTGTCAAAATCCGGTGCAACGTCAGAAACGAACGATATATCCGGAAGACTATATAATTTTTGAATGTCATTCGCCATTGTATGAAAGCACCACCTTCGGAATCATATTTCCGGAATCTCCGGATTCAAACTGGACTTCTTCCACGGAAAGGCGGTCTTCGAATTCTTCAATCAGTTCGATCGCGCTTACCGTGTATAAATTTCTTGCTATTGTGTCAGGTTGTGAAATAATATTCGGATCAAGTCCGATATTCCGGTTCATTGGGATTGTTCCCTTTATGCACGATAGTAAAAAGAATACCTTGTCAAGTAGTTCCTGGCGAAGCCCTCTTTCGTACACGCTGTTAATCACAATCTGCACGCCGTCTATTTTAATCATAGGCACCGCCTTAATAATATTCTGTCGCCGTTATGGATAAACTGACAGAAACAAGTTCGCCGCGGTTCCACACTTCGTTATATGTGGCGTCCACGCTGTCAATCGTCCATTTTCCGCCGCCTACTCTGTGGCCGCCGATCATGAACGGAAGAACGTCGCCGTTCTGACAATGTTTTATTACTTTATCCATCATTTTTTTAGGTTTTACCCCGTGTCCGGCTCTGATATTCATTTCAAACGAAACGCCCTGATTTTCCGCGCCTTCAAATTCGCGCTGACTTTTCTTTTTATAGCGCTTATGTTCTGAGTAGTTCGCGGAAATGGAACGTTTCAATCCCTTAAAGTTGCAAATCTTTTTGTCGCTAGTTTCGAAGATAATATCCCCTAAATAGCCGATCATATATAATCACCGCCTTACTTTGGATAACTTCCGTCAACCGTCAGATTCCCTTTGATATGGACGTTTCCGCCCGTGGTTATGGATCCGGCGTTTATGGATCCGGAAACTGAAAGATTCCCGGAAACAGAAAGTCCTTCCATGTGGACGGAATCGCTCACAATGTCAAGCTGTTTCGATTCTTTATCGTACCGGATATAACTTCCGTCGCCGAAATCTTTTCGCCAGATTCCTTTTTTTCCTTCTGGCGGACGGTTTCCTTTCGTGTACGGCGGAACAAGGATCATTCCGCGCGTGCCGCCGTTCGGAAGGTGGACGACGTAAACAAGCGTGTCCGTTTCCGGCGGATCGTATTCGTTAGAAGCAAAAGGAAGGTAAGGCGAAACCGCATTGTCGCGGTCTTTATAAACCACCTGGGCCGTTCCTTCTGCGTAATTAACATTTGAAATATAACCCACTCTGATAATATCAGACATACGTTTTCGCCCCCTATCCTGGAATTGTTAATGTGGTTCCTGGATAAATCCAGTGTCCGTTGCTCGAAGAAGATTTTCCATGTGACTTCGCGGTCGATTCTATGGTTCCGGAATTCGCGTTGTATATCTGCATGTACTTTGCACCGGATCCAAGAAACTTCGTGCTGATTCTCCACAATGTATCGCCGGAAACAATCGTGTATCTCTTTCCGGCCGTTGAAGAAGAAGCCGCTTTTTTGACTGTATCGCCCGAAAGAACCGTCGCAACAGTTACGCCTTTAACAATAATGCAAAGGTGGGCTTCCAGCGTGCAATAATAGCCGTTTCCGGCGTCCTTGCTGTGTGATACCGTGTCGATATAATATTTTCCGTCAAGCTTTCCGAAGCCTTCAAGCTTCATGCACTTACTGGATATGTATTTCGTGTCGCCTTTCACTTTCAAATTTGCCGTCTGGCACTTTCTGTTATGTTCAAGTAGCTTCGATTTTGCTTTGATCTCTGCGTCTTGTAGGCTTTCCGCGGTTTCATTCAGTTTCAGAATTCGGCTTCCATTCTTTAACATGAATTTATATTTCAATGTCTGGTTCTTCTTTGAATCAGTATAGGAAATCGAAACGCCGTCATACATTCGTGTAAGACTGTAAGTAAACGACCAGCTTTCGCAATTTTCTTTTTTCAGCGTAAAGCTGGCCGGTTTCTTTTCATATTCTGTCTGATCGAATGTGACAATCTTCTTGTTATAAAGTTTCATGGCCAGGTTATAGGAACTGCAAAGTTCGAACGCAAAATTCACGTCTTCTTTGTCTGACTGTTCCAGTTCGTCGATCGGATAGTCCTGGCCGGAAAAATACAGTCCGATTTTCGCGGAAGAAGCTATCGAAGAAAGGATTCCTTTGACCGACGTTTTCTTCCATGTCTTACTTTTTTTCGTGACATTAAAGTCAGTATTGATCGGCGTTGATATTCCACCGATTGAAGCAACCGAAGGCGGCCCCGAAAAGCTCAAATCGTCGATCAGGAAATATCCACAATCGAACTTCCGGTTGTCGCCTTCTTTGTTCCAGTTTGTTAATTTGATTATTGTTTTAACGGAATCCCCCTGAACGGGGATCCAGCTTCCCGACCACTTTCCGCTTCTGTTGTTAAGCTTCAAAGTCACCGTGTCGGCCGATCCGCTGGCGTTGTCAACATAAGAAAAACCTTCTATGTAGTCCGTTATGGTTTTCGTAATGTCTTTATCGTTGTATTTGACTACAACGGACGCCTGACGCGCTTTCATGACTTACAATCTCCATTCCGGAATATCTTCGTCTTCTTCGTCCGGAAGTTCCGGAATATATACCTTCGTTCCGGCCGAAAAGACAAAAATATCAAGTAGATCCTGGTTATTCTCAAAAAGAAGGCCTATGTATTTCGTGTCGCCGTAAAACTGATAGGCGATAGAATCCCACATGTCACCTTGAACGGTTGTGTAATATCTGTTTTCGTCCACACGTTAAGCCCCCTTTCTTACGCGAAAGAAACACGTCTGTTTTGCCGTTCATATTCCGCCATCATGGCGTTAAATTTCTCCTGGGACATATCAAGCGCGGATTGTACGTCTTCCTTGCTTGCGTTGCCCTGAATAATGATCTGCGGCTGATAAACGATCTTCGAAGAATTATCCGAAGAATTCTTTTCGCTTGATTTGTTCACGGTGTTATTTGTTGTTATGTTGTTGTAAAGTTCCTTTGTTACGGAATCAGTCTGTGTCTGCGGCTGGCTGTTACCGTCTGCAAGTTCTGACGCTTGTTTATAGGCTTCTGTTGCCGCGTTCGGTTGGCTTCCCATTACTCCGGCGACAACCGTTTTCATGTTCGACCATAATTCAGACAATGGAAGGACTGCTTCCTTGCCGGCTTCTCCGCCACCCAGAAGCGAATTTCCGTTCGCTCCGAATATTGTCGGGCCGGTTAAAATACCGCCGTTCTTGTACCAGTCAACCGAAATCTTCGGCGCTGTTCCTTTTCCGGCAATTCCCCACGGCGCCTGGCCGCCGGAAATATTGAAATGCGGAATCTTAATGTGTGGAAGTGACAGCTTCACGTTTGAGAAAAAGCCGCTGATCGCGCTTAAACCACTTCTGACAGTGCTTTTCGCGCCTTCCAGTTTTTCGGAAATTCCGCTTTTGATTGATTCAAACTTCGATAGTGCCGCTGACCTTGCACCTTCCAGTTTTTCGGAAAAGCTATTTTTTAGCTGTTCCAGTTT